GGTCTTATAGTTTCTAACTCATATTTTTTAATATTAGGATTCTTTATTGCTGCCATCTAATATGCTTGATTATCATACAATTTTTTAACTATTTCTCCAATAGTTGCTCTTAATTCTTCTTTTCTGTGACTTCCATTACCTATAGCTAGTTTACGTCCACTAGGAGTTTGTGCTACATTAAAGCCACGTGTATCATAATCTATTTTAGAAATCATCTTGTTTAGAAAATCTTCATAAGGTTTCCACATTTCTGGAGTTAAAAACTTCTAAGTTCCATGCATATTACGCTCATGGTGCATAGTAGTTACTATAGAATGTAGTGGACTTATATCATCCTAAGGAAATCCAGGATCTACAATACTAGTTCCATTATTATGAAAGAATGTTCCAGTAACTCCAGGTTTATCATAATATCCTACATAACTAGTACGCCCAGAATTAAGAGTTACTAAGTCTCTTATACTCTTCTTACCATATAAAGGAAGTTCTCCTATAGTGTTATCTACATCTAATCCAAAGTTCTTCATTCTTCTTAGTATTTCTTGAGAATGTGCTTTTAAATTCTACTATGGATATATTTTAAATACTGGAATAAAACTTTTATTAAAAAAATTCATACGAGTCTATTCATTGGTATTATTTCTATCATAAGGATCAGTTTTAATACCTTTAGCTTTTAATTTATTCCATATATGATTTATGTATGATGGATATGAAAGTTCTTTCCATTTAAAATTATCCATAACATATACATTTGGTTTTGAATCATTACTTTCAATAGATTTCTAAAATAGATTTACAGGACCTTTTATTATTTTAGTATCAGGGTTTAAAGTTTTAGCAATAAACTGATTCTACATCTAGTTATCTGCAATACCTTTAAATATAATTCCATCAGCACCTTGTTCCTAAGCATCTCTTTCTATCTAGTTACGTACACCATTCTTAGTTCTTCCTTTTATTTCTCCAAGTTGTATTTGTGGTTTTTCAAAAGTAGTTTCTACAGGATATACATATTTTCTTTTAGTAAGAAATCCATATCCTGGAGTTTTTCCATTAGCTATATAAATTCCCTTAACTGCATTATACATCTTCTGAGCCCATCCTTCTTTAAAAAAATCTGGAATGAATGGATTTTCATTAGAAGCATGATAACCTTTAAATTTAGTTTTAGGGGCCCAACCAACAAGTCCAGGCATTATAAATTCTTTAGTTTTTGGAGCTTTAGATAATATATCATTAAATTCTCTAGCAACTCTTGCAGTTCTTACTAAATTTTCAAAGTTTTTTATGCCCGCAGCTGGAGGATCTCCTTTTGTTACATCTGGATTTTCAGGACTAAATCCTCCAAATAAAGCAGAAACTGCATTTCCAAAGTTAGTTATATTTGGACCTGCTTTTAAAAAGTTGGATGCTATATTTAGGTTCCTCTTTAATTTCTATCCTATAGAAAGCTAAGAATGTTCCTTATATTTTCTTCTTGCTTCTCTTTTTTCATCAGATTCTATTTTTATTTTATCTCCGCTTTGTAATTTTACAATCATATTATATAATAAAAATCAGTTCTTAATTTCTCATCTGTTAAATCATATTTTTTATAATCTCCATTCTACATATAGATACACTTATTAAGGAAGTCCCATTTAAAGTATCCCTTGTAGTTAGGTAATAGGCCCCAATGACCTTTTATAATATATGGTGTTACTTCCTATAATGTCATTTTTTCTTTCTTTTTATAAGTTTTTTCTTTCTATCTTTATAGTCACCCTTCATATTAGATAGTGTGGGGTTACTATCAACAGTTCTATTAGGTCTGAAGTCAAAAGCTCCAGATGGTTTTCCTCCAAATTTTAATCCATAAATCTTCATAAGTCTTTATAAAATATTAAAATTATTAATTATTTGGGTTATACTAAAAATAATATTAAGTTTGATTAGTTCAAAAAGCAATAAGAGTAATATGTAAATATGATAGATAAATATGCTATATCTTAGTAGTATATGTCTTGGACTTCTTACTAAATTAATTTTTAATTATGCAAAGTAACACAAAAGATTGGATTCAGTATGGTTCAGCTATAGCCATGATTATTAGTGCCATTGTTTTGGCCTTTTTATCATTTTTTGCTATATAGGCAATAGAAGCTAGCATTTTATGGTATGTAGCACAAGCATTAGCTTATGCTGGAGGTATCTTCGGAGTTAGTATTTATATTAAATCCAAATTAGGAGAAGCCACAAGTAGAGTTAATCAGAGAATAAGAGACGAAGTAAGAGATTAGATTGATAGACACCGTGAAATAATGTAATTATGAAAATTGATAAACAAAATGGATCAGTATGCTTTAATGAGGATTCTCACGTATACTGGAATGTTAATGACAATGAGAAGTATATATCAGTAACAACTTTAATTGAAAGATATGCCCAACCTTTTGATAGTGAGTTCTGGTCAGGTTATAAAGCCTTAGAATAGTTATTACCTGCACAAGCTTGGGGAATAGAAAAGAAATCGTTGCTTACTACTCATAAATTAGATAAGGAACTTCTTAGTACTTATAATATAAGTGAGTTAGATTTTAATAAAGCACAACAAGGAATATTAGATGAGTGGGATAAAACAAATAGAGAATCGTGTGAAAGAGGTACCAAAATACATGCTAAACTAGAACAGAGTATGTATGATATGGGAGCCAACGTAACTTTAAAGAAATTTGGAGTAGGAGGAAAGTTCACTTGTGATAAAGGTAGAACTTCCCTAGATCTAGATAATGGAGTTTACCCAGAGTATTTAATTTCTTACATGTCCGATGATAAACTACTAAGATTAGCAGGACAGATAGATTTATTAGCTATATCTGGTAATCAATTTTGGATACTAGATTGGAAAACTAATAAAGAAATAAAACAAAAATCTGGATTTAATACCCAAACTAAAAGTACATCAAAAATGCTTTATCCTTTGAATAATTTAGATGATTGTAATTATTGGCATTACACTTTGCAACTATCTACTTATGCTTGGATGATTCAACAATTACGTCCTGACCTCAATTTACAGGAACTTATAATGGTTCATTTTGATCATAATGGAAAGCAAACTGTTTATCATCTTGATTATTTGAAAGATGAAGTAGAAAAGATGTTTAAACATTATAAAAAGGAAGTAATCAAAGAAAAGCAAAAGGCTAAATATAAAAGAATAGAATACTAATGGAAATAGGACAAATTGTAAAGGGACATGTTAATGAAGTTTTAGGTCTTAATGAAGATCTAAAAGAAAAGAGAATGTAGATATGCCGTAAGTGTCCTTTATATAAGGATACACTTGGAGGAATATGTAATAGTAGTTTATGGTTAAATCCTAAAACTAATGAGATAAGTACAGAACAAGAAAATGGTTATTATAGAGGCTGTGGATGTAGACTACAAGCTAAAACTACATTAGCTACTGCATCTTGCCCCGCTAAAAAATGGTAATATGGAAACGTTAAATGGACATGATTTTAGTAGTATTCCTACAGAAAAGGAAAAAATTGCAAGAACAATATCAGATGGACAACTTTTTTATGCAAATAAAAATAATGTAGATGATTTAGTAAAAGACCAAGCTAAAGAAAGATTTAACAATCAAGTAGAAGAATATGTAAAGAAACTTGATGACCATGCAGAACTTCTGAAACAATATCAAGAATCTTTATGTTCTGACCTTAATAAATTAGAAATTAAAGCAATAGGAGCTGGACTTCTTATTAAACCATTTGAAGAAAATCCTTTCCAAACAATAAAAAGAGAAGGTGGCATTATAGTAGACCTAGGAGGTCAAAAGCCTACATATAAAAGTCGTGAAACTGGAGATTGGGAAGAAGAAGAACAATTTATTCATGTAGGAACTGTAATAGATAGTGGTCCTGCTTGTAAATGGATTCGTGAAGGAGATATAGTTATGTGGAGAAAAGTATCTGAAACTCCTGTACCTTTCTATAAGCAAGGACTTGTACTTGTAAATGAACAGAGTATTATGACTGCTGTAAATGAAGGTCTTAGTGCTCGCTTTAATAATATATAGAACAATGGATGAAAAAATTTATTTTATGCCTGGCGATTTGGTTACAATTAAATAGGACTTACCCAATAAGCCAATAATGTTGGTAGTAAGAAAAGAAAACTACATATATAAAAAAGAAGATCAATCATTAAAAGGAATTCGTTGTAGATGGTTTACTAAAGATGGCCTTCTACAGGAAGAAGTTTGGAATACAAAAGACTTAATAAAATTATGATTAATAAGTATCAACAAGGAGGAGCTGCTCCACAATAGGGTGGAGGAATTCTAGCTTAGATTCAACAATTACCACAAGAACAGCAACAACAACTGATGCAAGCTTTTGCACAATGGGCACAACAAAAGGGAGTAGATATTTAGCAATTACAATCTAATCCTGCAGCACTTGAACAAGCACTTGGACAATTTATGCAAGAAATGCAAGCCCAACAAGCTCAAGCTGCTAAACATGGAGCTAAACTTAGATTTATAAAAAGTTTGAAGCATCAGTGTGAAGCAGATGAACACCTCGAATATTTTGCAAAAGGTGGAACAATTGGTTGCAACTGTGTAAAGAATAAACAAGGTGGAAAAGCTGAACCTAAGAAGAATGCTCTTGAACAATTCAAAGCTAAGAAAGGAATAAACCTTAAGAAAGATAAATGTGGAGGTAAGATGAAGAAACACCAAATTGGTGGAACTATTGAAACTCTTAGGAAATCTCTAAATCTAAAATAATGTTACATATTTTCCAGTATAATAATGTTAATGGTAAGGTTGAACTAGAAAAACCTGAAATTCTACTGATAAGTGAGTTTAAGGCACTAGTACAGAAGAGTCGTAATGTATGTGATGCTGATAAAACTGGAGAAAAATGTTTAAGAGCTTTTAAGGAATTTACATATATATGGCTAGCACTTGATTGGTAGTCTTTATATGCAGGATATACTGAACAAGAAAGACATGAAGAAGCTCTCAAAGATTCGGGACTCACTGAAGAGGAGTTTAATGATCCTTTATTTAGGGCTGCTTGTAGAAAGTACCGTGCTTTACAAGAAAGTAATAGGACGATAAGAATGCTACATGCAGCACAACTTACAGTAGATAAGTTTATAGACTATTTTACAAATATAGACCCTGAAGAGAGAGATGTTTAGACGGGTAAGCCTATATATAAAGTTAAAGATATAATGACTGAAATCTCAAATCTTTCTAAGGTGCACGAAGAATTAAAAACTCTTGAGTCAGCAGTTAAAAAGGAGATGGAAGAAGCATCTCAATTACGTGCAGGAGCTGTAGAAGGATATTTACCAAGTGATTTCTAATGGCAGAAGAGAAGAAGAAACGTTCTCGTAAGAAACCTTCTGCTTTACTTCCTGAACCAGTACAAGAAATTGTGGAAAAGGTTATAAAGGAAGAAAAGAAGAAAGAAGACGAGGAGATACACATTGAGGTGCAGCAACGTGTTGCATAGGTAAGATAGCAGCGTTCTGCTTGGGATGTTCCCAGGGACGCTGCTATTACTTTTTTTGATAAGAGATTATCCTACGAAATAACAGGATATAAACCAATAGATGAAGAACATGGTCTAGATTTTAATCCAGATTGGTTTACAGAAGCAAGAGATACTAAAAATGCAACTGGTAAATATTGTTCATTTATTCCTGGGTCTAAGGCATATGCAGATTTCTGGCATTCAGAATATGTAAAATGTAGAGAAGGACTTACAGTAAATGGATATACTATTACAGGACCACATTATTTCTTCCTTAATTATTATCAACTTCCCAATACTGATTCTGATAGAGCAGGTAGTTCTCGTGGAAATATCTATCCTAACTTTTATGTATATTAGTATGAATTTTTTCACTATTATGAACTATGTAGAGTTCTACGTAAGAACTGTGGACTTATGAAATCCCGTGGTATAGGATTCTCTGAGATAAATGCTTGTTTGTGTGCTTGTATGTATTCTACATTTAGAGGTTCCAATACTCTAATGACTGCAGCATCTAAGAATTATGTAGACAAAACACTTGAAAAGATTTGGGGAGAACTTAGTTTCTTGAATGATAATACTGAAGGAGGATTTTTCAAACTTAGATAGGTATCTGATACAGCATATAAGAAAAGAGCTTCTTATTATAAAATAGTACAAGGTCAGAAAATTGAAGATGGATGGAAATCCCAAATTGAAGGTATTGTAGCTGACGATGACTCTAAAATAAGAGGTGATCGTGTAGATTTATTAGTACTTGAAGAAGCAGGTTCTAATCCAAAATTTAGAAGATCCTTTATTAAAGGTGAAGCTCTTGTTTCTCTTGGTGGTAATAAGTTCGGAATTATACTAGCTGGTGGAACTGGTGGTGATAGTGGTCCAGCTTTGGAAGGTCTTAGTAATCTTTACTATGATCCAGAAGGACATGATGTCTTACCCTTCTTACATAACTATACATAGGATGGAGATTGGGTAAAGACTTGTTATTTCATTCCTGCTTATATAGCTTTATATCAATCTAGTTATAATGATAAAAGAGGAGTTTGTGACTGGAGAAAAGGTAAAGCTTACTATGAAGCAGAAAGAAAGAAAAGAGCAAATGATCCAAGAGGTCTTGTAGAATACTCAGCAGAGTATTGCTTTAATGCAGAAGAAGCTTTTGCTCTTGAAGGTACAAATAAATTTAATAAAGTTCTAATTGCAGAGTAGATAACTAAAATAAAAGTACTTAAAGAAGGTCGTCCTATAGAAAATGGAGATCTTCAATTCTTATATAAAGCAGGTTCTGATAGAACTAATACAAAAAATATAACAGGTGTTAGATGGGTTCCTGGAAATAACGGACTTGTTCATATTATTGAACATCCTCTATGGGAAGGTATATAGCAAGATGATGAAGGTAATACTGTTTCTTATGAAAAGAAAAGAAATCTTTATATAGCAGGTATAGACGGTATTGACATTGGACAAGACCAAACTTCAGAAGAAACTAAGGATCCATCTAAATTCTCTATAGTTATAAAGAAAAGAGCTTTCGGAATGTAGGAACCAACGTATGTTGCATATTATATGTTCCGACCAGATGATGAGAGATAGGCTTTCTAGACAGCTATGAAACTTATGATGTATTATAATTGTAGATGTAATATAGAGGCTACACGTCTTTCAATGTTAAACTGGGCTAAAGGCAGAGGTTGGATTGATTATTTTATGAGAAGGCCTCGTGCTACATATCCAGAAGCAACAAAAAAGATAGGAAATACAATAGGAACTCCTGCAACTCCTACTATTATTAATCACTAGACAGACCTTATTGCTGCTTACGTAGAAGATTACTGCCATAATATATGGTTTCCTGAATTTCTTGACTAGTTAAATAGATACACTGATGAAAAGAAAGGAAAATTTGATATTATAGCTGCAATGGGAATGTGTGAACTAGCTGATGAAGAGCTTGGAGGAGTTGTAGCAACTGATATTGAACCTGCTGAAGAAAATCAATTTCAAGATATTGGATATTATACAGATGATAAGGGAGTAAAGCGTTTTGGAGTTATTCCTAAGAATACTAATTATAAAGTAAAAGTCTTACAAGAATTTACAAATGAAACAATTAACAGAGTTAGAACAAGTGATCCTAGAAAATATACGTAAAATATATTGTAAGGATTATGTAGGAACTTTATCTGTAGAAGAACTCCATCCTATAGGTTATAAAGTACGTCTTGGAATATAGAACGATGAAAGACCTATTACAATAATGGCTGAACTTCCATTAGATAAGTTCTTAAAATTCTTTGTTCAAGAATTAAGAGATAGACATTTAACTGATGAACACTACTTCACTGGATATAGAGTTCCAATTGATGATTAGTGTTTTGATACTAGCTGTGCATGTAAACATGAAAACAGATAAAGAATACATTGAAATTACAAATAAAACCATAGCAGAACTTGTTAAACCTAAATGGGAACTTCAAAAAGCATATAATTACTATAATGGAAAGAGAGATGCTGAGTAGTTCCGTTATTTGGAAGAGAACTATGGTATAGGAAATCCAACTTCTGTTGAGTTTATACCTCTTATTCGTAAACATGTAGATGCCCTCGTAGGAGAATATCTTGGAGTACCATTACAACCAAGAGCTACATGTAAAGATTCTAGAACAATATCAAGAATTACAAGAGAAAAAGAACTTAAAATCAAAGCAGAAGTATATGATTTCTTAAAAAAGAGATATAAAAATAAAATATTACAATCAATACAAGGAAATCAACAAATTGTTGATTAGAGTATTGAAAGAGATATGCAAGAACTTATAGATGAACTTGACTCTAATTTTGTTTCAGATTATGAATAGGCTGCATAGAATGTAATTCAGTTTGTAATGCAAAGTAGAGAAGCTGATATTATTACAAAACATAAAATGCTACTTCTTGATTTACTTATAACTGGATGGACATTTTATAGAGTAAAGCCTACA